GGAGTTGATACCGGTAGCTCCCCACGTTATCTCGTGGCTTTCTACAAGGTCGTTATCGTTATAGGGTGTCAAGTTTTCAATTACCCCGTTGAGATGGATCATATCGCTATAACCCAATCTGTCCCAACCTCTGCCTTTTAAATGCCATTCTTCAATATCGTGCTTTGTTACCGCTCTTCCCTCTTGGGTAGCGGTACAGTGAATCACTAAACATTCTATTTTATTGGCTTTTGCCATTGAGCTGTTTGTATTTTTTAATTTCCGTAGTCAAGATCTCCATTTCCTCCATTAGGTTCTCAATTTGCTCTCGCTGCAAAGCCAGCTGCTTGCGTTGCCCATCGGCTAATTCCAATAGCTCATTGATCCGCTTGATGGCATCGTCCAACAATTTCTGGTAGAGTGTTGCAGATTTCATATCTACATCAACCTCTGCCATCTTGCCTTCGGCAATGTTTTTTCGCCGTGCCAGCAACCACGTTACAGTGGCGGTTACTAGGGCTAATAATGCCGGATATATAAGTTGTTCTAACATAATTAATGATTTAAGAACTTTGGCAAAGTTCTGTTGCTGAGCGAAGTCGAAGCATAACTTTGCCAAAGTTTTAAGGTTAATTCCAAATTGACTAATTGGCACATTGGCTAATTAGCAAATTAACTATAAAATAGCCCCTATTTTTCTGTTTTGGTAAGGTACCACCACAAAATAGTGCCGATACGCCAATTGGTTTGCTTGACCCGTAGGGTTGGACTTAGAGTCAACATAATACTGCTTGGTCAATCCGGTTTTTTTGGCAATCCCCTCTTTCATAAAAGCTACGGAAGCCACTTTGTCAGTTGCCTCGTTGATGGCTCCGTACGCTTTTTTCACGTTGGTGGCACTGTATCTTGGCATTTTTGCGTAGGTTCTGATTTCAAACCCTAAAATTACAGGTGAAGGTGTCCCCGCTTTGTAATTGACCAATTGGTCTCCAAAGTTCTTTCTGTCCATCAACAGGTCATTCCAATGGGCGTTATTCAACACCAAAACGCCTCCGTCATTGCCGGCATCTTCCCATTTTTGTTTGAAGGATACTAAGTCATCATAAGTCAATCTGAATCGACCGGTTGAATCGGTTAAGCCGTCAACGCCACCGGTAGCCAAAAATACCGGAGCTGTGGCCGTATTCTGAGCAGGTGCTATGGCATGTATCGCTTTTTTGTAGCGATTAGACAAAATGGAACGAGTGTGGCTTTTTTGAACCACATCTATTTTGTCGTAAGACGCACCTATCACGTCGTCATCGTTGAGTGTGGTTACTTTGGTTTGAAATTTATCGAGCGTTATCTCAATAGTGCCGTCGGCATACTCCTGTACCGGGATAGGATAGGTATTGTTGTTTATCAATACATCTACCTCAAATTCGGTATTGGGTACATAAATTTTGTTCAGTTCGCTCTGTGAGCCGGCATTGATTTGCGTTACATCGGCGGCTATTTCGTCCACTCCGTTTAGAAATGTACCTTCGTCGCTTTTGTCGAGGTTTTGGATAATTCTACCCAACCAGATTTCGGGAAAGTTTTGTGGCATGATATTTAGATTTTAAAGATTTTTTGATAGTCTTGTGGGCGTGATTTTTTGAACTCCATTTGCTCGGCTAAGGACAATTTTTGAAAATCGTCTGCCGTTTTCACATCAGTAGCACCCTGCATATTGAATACTTGGGCTGCTAAGCTGGTTTTGCCCGTTAGGGCTTCAAGTGTGCTATCCAACAATGATTCGTTGGCAACGCCCAAGTCAATAAAGGCTTGTTTTTTGTCGGCATTGATTTTTCCTTCGGTAACTGCTTTGTCAACTTTGGCGGTAATACCGGAAAGTTTAGCCGTTTCTTGTGCATTTTTTAACGAGGCAATCTCGTTATTTGCAGCCGTCAATTTACCCTCTGTGGAGGTAAGACTTACCTGCAATCGCTCCACGTTGGCGGAGATTTCTGTGGCGTCAACTTCTGTCCCTGCTGTAAAGCCAAGCGCAAGAGCCGCTGCGTCGGTTAATTTGAATTTCATGTTTATATCTGTTTTTAAATTATCGTTTTGTGAAATTGATAGACATAGATTTGTAGCCTCATCATCCGATAAAGGTTGATTAGCACCCTCAGCGTAAAGCCTAATTGAATTTTGGTTAGAGGGAACAGCCACGATAGATACCTCGTATAGCTCGCATTCTTTGAGTACTAATTCCTCCCCGACTAAGACGAGGTTTTCTCTTTTAAACCTTACCCCCATAGAGCAGGAATTGACAAATCCTCGGTCAACTTTCCCTTTTAATTTGAGGGCTTTCTCGTCTTCAACATCAAATACCGGAATACCTGATAAAATCCCATTTTCATTTTTCACGTCTTCCCATTTACCCATTACAGAGGATGTATCGTTCCAGTGCATATCCAGCATAACCGGATTTTTTTCAAAGCGGTTTAATTTAATACCTTTTGTTGGAATACGAAATCCGTAAGAATTGATAGTGTCTTCGTCGTTAAATATAAATCTACTGTCCGGCATTTGTTTGCTTTTGAGAGTACAAAGATTTAACTTATTGAATTGTTGTACAAAAAGTTGTGCAGTTGTTAACCACTTATGTGCAGCAATTAGACGCAAGTGTTGAGTAGTTTGACTATTTTTTTTTTGGGTCGCGCGAAAGCCTCAATTTTGCCTATCAAATCATCATTATGGGCTTAAAAAAAACAGAGCAAAAAGAGTTTGCTAAAATATTATTCTTAGACAACTCCAAAAAATTAACCGTTAAAGAAATTGCGGTACGTGTGGGCGTTCAGGAAAAGACATTAGCGGGCTGGATTAAAACGGAGGCGTGGGATAGGCTCAGGAAGTCGCTCTTAGTTACCCGAAAACAAATGATTTCTGACCTCTACGACCAGTTGGAGTTTCTTAATAATACGATTAAAAACCGTGAAAACAAGGTAGCCGACTCCAAAGAGGCTAATACCATCGCCATTATTACTACCTCCATTAAGAAGTTGGAAACCGAGATTAGTATCGGGGAAATTTATGAGGTGGCTACGCAATTCCTTGACTACATCAAGCCGGTTGACTTTGATATGTACCAAAAATTAATCCCTCATTTTGACGTATTTATTCAACTTAAACTAAAATAACAGCATGGCACCGGTGGCAAGCAAAGCGGAAAACCGCAAATACGAAGCGCTTTGGAAGAAGTATAGGGACAACGCCACCAAGAGCACCCCTGTTGACCTAAAAGAAACCGAACCCGAAAGGCAGAAAAGAATTAAACATCTCGAAGCCCACCCCGAGGAGTGGTTTGCCTATTATTTTCCTTCTTACTATAAATCCGAACCCACCCCTTTTCACAAAGCAGCTACCAAAAGGGTACTGAACAACCCCGAGTGGTACGAAGTACGCAGCTGGAGTAGAGAGCTTGCCAAATCGGCACGCACCATGATGGAGGTGATGTACCTTGCTGTTACAGGCAAAAGGCGAAATATTTTGATGGTGTCTAATACCCAAGATAACGCCGAGCGGCTTTTGCTACCCTATAAAGTCCAATTTGAAGCTAACAACCGTATTAAAAATGATTACGGCGACCAACAAAGTCTCGGAGGATGGGAGGCGGGAGAATTTATAACCGAAAAGGGAGTTGCCTTTCGTGCCTTAGGTGCGGGACAAAGCCCACGGGGAACTCGTAATGAGGAAATAAGACCCGATGTAATACTAGTTGATGATATTGATACCGATGAGGAAACACGCAATCCGCAACGCATCAAAGAAAAAGTAAAATGGATTAACGAAGCTCTTTATGCCACCCGATCCGTTTCGGAGCCCTTGCTTTGGATTGCCTGCGGCAACGTGATTGCTAAATATTGCAGCATTACTGAAATGGGTAAGCAAGCTGACAAGTGGGAGATCATAAATATTAGAGATAAAGAGGGAAAATCGACTTGGCCCCAAAAAAATACAGAGGAAAAAATAGACCGAACGCTGTCTAAAATTCCCTGGAGCTCGCAACAAAAAGAGTACTATAATAACCCTATTAGTGAGGGCGACGTATTCAAGGAACTGACTTATGCCAAAATTCCAAAGCTGGCATTTTGCGAGCAAGTAGTAGTGTATGCCGACCCTGCAACCTCAAACAAGGACAGAGGAAGCAGAACAAAGCAAGCCTCCTATAAATCGGTTATAGTGGTGGGAAATAAAGGGAGGAAACACTTTGTTTATAAAGTATGGCTCGACCAAATGAGCAACGGAAAATTTATTGATGCTCTTTTTGAAGCACATTTATACTTAGTGGAAAACCGAGTAGATGTTAAACGTATTTACATTGAAAATAATACCCTACAAGACCCATTCTACTCACAGGTACTGTTGCCGCTCATCCGTAAAAATTCGGAGCTGTACGGGTTCAATCTTCCCATAACAGAAGACACGCGTAAAAAACCCGAAAAGTTTTACCGCATAGACGGGAACGCTGGAACCGCTGAACCGATTGGGTAATTTAATTTTCAATGTGGAGGAAAAAACAAACCCCAATATGGAACGCTTGCACGACCAAATGCTGTCGGTGAGCGAAAAAGCAACCGTAATGGATGGACCCGACTCATTAGAAGGAGCAATTTGGCTCATGGAAAATAAAAAAGCAAAAAACTATAACGACTATTATGTGCCTCCAAAAGAAAGCAGACGATATTAAATTCTACAATTATGTTTATCACTATACAAGATTTACCGAGTGTTCTTTATGGCTACCAAATTACCCAGATCACGCAGGGAGATGATACCATTGTGGAGCGTGCCCTAATGACCGCCATTGAGGAAATGCGTAGTTATTTTGCACCCAATCATAAAAAAGAGTGGAAAGATGGAAGATTGAACTATGATGTAAATGCTATATTTAATGCCACCGGTACAGAGCGTAATCCGCTGTTGGTAGCCTACTGCGTAACCATAGCTAAATGGTACATCGTAGAGCTGTCCAACGTTGATATTATCTACGAACAAGCAAAAGAACGCTATGACCGCGCCATCGGATGGTTGAAGCAATTGGCAAAAGGAGAGCTTAATCTTGACACCCTGCCAAAAATTGAAGACAATCCGGAAACCGATACCGAAGGCACTGCCCCCTTTAACTATGGAAGTCGTTTAAAATTTAAACACGAATAAGCCATGAGAAAAAATAAAAAAATCAATTTGTCGGCTGCCGACAGCCACAATATCAAACGCAATGTAAAGGCGCCGTTGTCTCCTATTATCGTAGAAAAATCGGTAGCAAGAGTACGCCAAGATGTGGCAAGCTGGAATACCGCTATAAAAATGACGGGGTTAGGGGACAACCCTAAGTATTACCTCATACAGCAATTGTATGACGAGATATTATTAGATGCGCTGCTGTTGAGTCAAATCAACAATCGAACGCAAAAATCACTATCCATTAAATCGGTCATAAAAAACAAGGCAGGCGATGTGGACGAAGAGCAAACACTGCTAATCAACAATGCGCCGTGGGTAAGAGAGCTTAACGAGCAAATACTATGGTCTATCTATCGAAAAACGTCTCTAATAGAACTTAGCTTGGTAGAAGATCAACTGCAAATAAAGTCTATTTCAAGAGCCCATTTAGACGGCAAGGGCAATATTTATCCCGACTTTACGGAAGACAAAAAGATACCCTACCGAGAGCTCCGGGAGTATGGTACTTGGATATTAGAATTTGAACAAAAAGACGGCTTGGGCTTATTAAACGCCGCAGTGCCACACGTATTATTCAAACGTTTTGCCCACTCCTGTTGGAGTGAGCTTGCCGAGATATACGGCATACCGCCAAGGGTGCTGAAAACCAATACTACCGACCCCCAAGCCATGCGGCGCGGTAAAGCCATGATGGAAGATATGGGTGCAGCCGCTTGGTTTATTATTGACGATAGCGAAAATTTTGATTTTGCACAGGGCGTGAGCACCAATGGCGATGTGTATAAAAACCTAATAAACCTCTGCAACTCCGAGATGAGCATGCTTATCAACGGGGCAGTAATAGGACAAGATACTGTGAACGGCAACCGCTCCAAAGAAGAAAGCAGCCAGGTGATGTTATTTACCTTGATTGATGCCGATTTACGACTGTTATCGCAAGAGTGGAATACAAAAGTAATTCCTGCCCTCATACGAATCGGCGTTTTAAAGGGAGAGATAACCCACGAATTTGAACAAGCAGAAGACTTGACCCAATTGTGGAAAATGACCACGGAAGCCCTCAACCATTACGACATAAGTCCCGAGTGGATTAAAGATAAATTCGGGTTGGAAGTGGAGGCAAAAAAAGCCATAGCACCTCTACAGCAAAACAATAACACCGCTCCCGAAAGTTTTTTCGTTTAGGGGCGGGGATCAGCCCCAATACTTACTTTTTGGGATTACACAATAGGTTAGATTATCTCTATAACAGCGTTTGCCCTGATTGTGGAGGAGCTGTCGCTGAGCACAGTCATAACGCCGAATT